TTTCATTTTTGGTTCTCCTTTCTTTTACCAGTTGACAGAGATTTTCCTAATATCAGAAACCGCTTCGGATAATTTAGCCCGATTCAGTCTTCCCTCAATCAGGGGCATGATCCGTTCATCAATGATATCCCTGATTTCAATCAACATTGACTGGTACTCTTCAGCAATGCTGTATTCTTTATCTGCCTCGCTCGGTTCATTTTCATTCGGGATTGTATCCCAAAAGCAAGCCGCCTGAACCAGTGGCATTACAGGAGACAACGCTTTTGTGTCTTCGTTGTATCCTGCCTCGCTTGTTTCTTCCAGAATGAAATCTATAAGTTCATCCCCACAAAGTTCCTTTGCCTTTAATACGGCATCAGATAAACAGATGAACGTGGTTTCTTGTCCGTCAGGTGTTTTGATAATAGCGCCCATTTAATTTACCTTTCTTTCTCTTACAACCAGACCTGCAAAGTCTTTCCCTGATCAGTATCATACATATCGTATGCATCGATCTTTTTATATCTATATTGCATAGACTTTGTACATTCCTCTGTATTCCAGAGGTCGTACTCTTCGCTCGTTCCGTTGTCGAATTCTATGATAAGAATATCGACTGGACTTGCGCAGGATTTGATTAAGTTATCTGCTGTCATTTCGCTGTCTCCTTTCTTTTTTAAAATAATTTAATCCTACATTGAAGCGCACAACATGCCTCCTTTCCGTTGTTGTGCGCTTTATCTGGGATTAAATACCAGCTACCTTGACAAGTTGCCTTGTGTCTCCGTCATAGTAGAGTACGAAGTCTCCAAGCTGATCCTCAACAGCAACTTGTGCCTGATTAATTTCTGTTACCATTTTCAGTAAATCGTCAATTTCAATTCCCTCGGTGGGGACGCATATAACTTCATGCTTTGAAGAGGGAAGCACATAAAAGTTATTTGCGTGCAATTTCTCTTGTACCTGTTTGATGCAGTCCTCGCTGTAAATATTGACCGCACCAAAATAACGTGCCTCATTGGTTACAATGACCTGAACAGGCTCTTCAGGAATGGATTCTAAAGCCTCTTCATCCATAAGTTGGGACATCATTTCTCTCATGGTGAATATCATAGGGTTCTGTCTGCCCTCGTTCAGGTGATCGGCAAGAGCGGTAAAGATAGTGGAATCGAATACTGTGATTGCATTTGCGTTGTTGGTCATGATAAAATCTCCTTTCAATATATATAATTTAATTAGAACAGACTCAGGATAATCGATTCACCACAAGCGGCAAATGCCAGACATGCAATGCCGATGATTGAATATAAAACGAATTCTTTTGTTGTGAATTCGTTTCTGTAATCAAGTTCTGTTGCGATGCGTTTAATTATATCTTTCATATTATGCACCAATCCTTTCATCATTTTCTTTCATGGCTTTAACACCAATCTTTTTACTTGTGTAAGTACGGGGCAATCCAATTGTTTGATGCAGATGATGTTCAATTTCCAGAGCCATACAGATTCTATTATGTTTTCTCATATAGAAGTGTGTCTTTCCGTGAGCCAGAACCAAATCAGGGTCAATGGTATCAAACCACTTAATGAGTTCTGTTGTAATGTCTTCCGTTTTATCGGGATGATACTCAAAAATAAATTCAAGAGCACTCATGACGTGATCTGAAAAGCCTGTTGCTTCTTCACTCCATTTACTGGTGCAAACTACTTTAAACACCTCGTCAAGGTAGCAAACATTTTTACTTGCGATGCTTTTTACCTGAGCAAAAGAAGTTACTTTTTCTTTTGCCACATGATATTTATTGCACAGTTCATGAATTAACACATCTGCGGGATTTCCGGTCAGAACATTTGCATTATGCATCTGTTTTGCGGATACCTTTTCTACTGCAACAGATTGTTTTGCGAAAATATCTGCTTCTTTAATTCTTCTTTCTGTTGGTTCGAGTTTTGCTAAATCTATCAGAATCTCACATACCGCTGTTTCTTTTCCCTGTTCTTTAAGCACACAGCATCTATGATATCCATTGATGATATAAAACATCCCTTCTTCGGGATGAGGACTAACACGCAGAGCATCATACAGGAATTTGTCCCAATTGTTCTTCAGCTTACGGATTCTACCATCTGTAACCATTTCGTGACGCTGGTATGCATCATCAACAGTTAACATTTCCAGCGGAATTTCTGCAAAGTATTTACCGCCGCATTCTTTTGCGTTGGTCATGATAACATTGTACATTGCTTTGCTTGTGAAATTGATAGTAGTCATTAGGTAATACCTTCCTTTCTCTTATATAAGTTTTTTATTTTTATTTAATTATTTCTTGTTTGCCTTATTCAGTTGTATATAATGTCCACTATTATTAACACAATATGGACATTGGTTAATAATAGTGGACATTGATTTGTATTATTTAGTCAGATAATCATATGCCCATGCTCCGAATGTAGGACGTCCAAGCATATCTCTGAACTGATTGCTCTCGCTATTTTTAGTTGCCTTTCTGTCTCTATGGTCGGCATAGTCAGTAGCCGCACCAAGTGCACCATATGCAGTTCCTCTATGTTCTGCAAGGTCGGGTGCTTCCATATAGCGGAACATGAATTCGTTTCGTGCATCCATAGTAGACTTCAGCGCACGCACTTTATTTTCATCTTCCCTTTTGATGGGGAAAGCAGCTTTTGCCATTTCCCAAATGTCTGCATCTTGTACAGGTTTCATAGCAAGCATTTCCATGTTCCGCTTGAACTCCAACTTGTGATCGTTCTGCGTTCTCATGGCTTCAACAGCGGCCTCGATATACCAATCTGCATTGGCAGTGTGACGCACGCTGAACACAGCATTTTTTGCTTGTGTTGCGCACATATAAGTGTTTAAGCAAATGATACGAACATCCGTGAAGTACAGGGCGAACGGTTTCATTCCATTAAAGCTGTTGGACAGAACCGCATAGTTTTCGAACGGTTCTCCGCAAATCTGATATCCATCTGCCTTCATGCTGAGGAACAACATCTGACCATCATTGAACGTGCCACCATTCCTACAATTGAAACCGAAGTTAATCAGTTCCTGAGCGAACTTATAAAAGGTTTCGTTTGTGATGCAAGTATATTTTCCATTTGCGACATGAAGAAGACCACGTTTATCTTTCCCTTTTACGTGGTCAGATCTGCGAATAGACTTGAATCCTGCGAGTTCTCCGTAATCATCGGAGACGAGATTCTCTTCTACGTCCCAATCATGGTCACACAGTTTGCGCACCATGTCTAAATCTTTCATTCCCTCAGGAACAGGAGCACCGACAAGAGTAACATCTCTTCTATTTTCCCAATCCCAATGGGTTGTCAGGATTGTGCGGTCTCTGTACATGCCGTACATGCCAGACGTCTGCCTTGCGGTCTGCCAGTCCTGTCCAAGCTGTTCCAGAAGCATTTTAGCTTCGATCTGTTTGTCTTCGGGGACGATAATAGTTGGTGTGCTGATAGGCTTGCTCATAGGCGGCTGAAAACGGTTTGCGTTGCCAAAGATAACGGGTGTAGTCATGATTTCTCCCTCTACTCTCTGTGCGTTGTTTGCGTTGCGGTCAAAGTTTGCAATGTTACCGAAATTTGCCATAATGGTTTCCTTTCTGGGCTATGCCCGATAGATAAAATAATTATATTTTGTTTCTGTGAAGTCCTCTTCACATTGACGCACACAATCCATTCTGCTTTCTCTTGTGGATTGTGTGCGTTATCTGATTAGGACTATACTTCGATTTTCATTTCTTCTTCCACAATAGTGTAGGTATATTCTTCTTCATATTCACTCCACGTTTTTGCCGTCCATGAATATTCTCCATCTTCTTCCATAAGGGCAGAAGATTTGCGTTCTGTTCTGTCGTAAAGTTCATTTATTCTTACCTTTGCGGCGTCTTCTGTGGGAAACACACCCGCAAATTGTCCATAGTAATAATGGTGATCTTCCCACGGCTCTCCGTTGTCATAATCTTCAAGAAGAACATATACCTTTGCTGTGATTGTCATTTCTCTTCCCCCTCTATCTTGTTTTCATAATATCTTTCGGCAAGGAATACTTCGTCATAATTGAGCATGGTGCGTTCCAGCCAGTTGTTGCTTGCCTTTTCTGCGTTGCGGATTTCTTCCAGTGTCATGGTTATACTCCTTTCTCTTAGGCGCGGACAATCTTGTTGACCCATTCATTTAATATTCTTCTGCTTTCGTTCTCTACCCATTCGTTAAGAGCAAGAACGTCCTGAGCGTACACTTCACCGCATTCGGACACGGGAAGTTCTTCAAACTTTGCGGCATACTGGACATTGAGAAGTCGTTTCGCTTCCTCGTATTCCTTATTTGCCTGAAGAATATTTTTTGCCATGGCAATCTTTTCTTTTGTGGTCATGATCGTTTTCCTTTCCTTAGTGAGGCAGGATATATACCTGCCCTGCACATTTAACTTCTACTTGCTTTGTAGGCAGAATAGACAGAGATGAAATCCGTTCTGTCTTTTTTGCTATTACATGGGCGTCTGCCATGTGGACTTTTGACCAGTCACGCAGACTAACATAGACGGGATGTTCGTTTTCATTTGCCTTTTTCATACGACTACACCCCCGCCCTGACGCTCTGTGATGTATCTGTCTTTTCGACCCGATTCGGGATGAAGCATGACAAACATTACACGGTCAGTGACTTCATTGTTCAGATTAAAATATGCCTGAATAAATTCCCTGATTCGGGATTTGGGTACAATGCCATGAGTACACTTGTCCGTATACCCCATTTCTACTGCACGGAAAATATAATATCCGTCTCTTGCCAGACGGTACAGAGAATGGACGTACTGTCCGTATAATGTGTAAGCCATTTCTTTTGAATAGCCTTTTTCTTTTGCGTTAGCAAGGGCTTCACGCTGAAACTGGTGATACATGTTTGGATCTCCTTTCTTTAGGACTGAATTCCCTCAAGTCCGAAATAATACCCGGTTTTTCCTTTGTCGCAGATAATGACTGTGACGTTTTCCTTTTCATTTTCGCAGTCATTGAAAGCATATCTGTACTTATGCATGTCTGCGATTGTAGTCCGCAGTTCTCTTGCGGAAAACATTGGAGCAATTTCTCTGATTGCTTTGATAAGGTCGGGGATAGTCTTCCATCCCTGACCGTTATTGTTGTGAAGTGCCATAGTGCACCCCCTTTCCTTTGCGGTATTTATCGTTTCATTCCGTTGCACGAGGGCAGACGGACTTCGTGCAACGTCTATGAATCGACAAATCTGGCGTTTACGTTTACCACGTCACATGGAATTCCCTTGTGATAGGATTATACTCTGCTACAAGGGAATCCCCGATTTTTAATCCGTCTCCATACTGAATATAATAATTTCCGTCAGGGACTTCAAATGTGACCGTGTCGGGGCATGTGGTCACATTGATAACAGTTGCTTTGACCTGCACTGTGAAAAGTGCGGTCAAGAGTGCTGAAATGAGCATTTTGTTTTCCTTTCTTTTCTTTTGTGGCGTGTTTACGACACACAAACAGATTCTGCGTTTTCGGGTCTATTTGTGTGTCGGCTATGAGGGATTAAACGGAGAGATTCATAATTCTCTTCGTCAGGTCGTGGTACTCACGGGACAGAGTAGTCAGACGATCCTGCCATTCTTTCAGGGACTGACGGGTTTCCGCTTCTTTGGATTTGAAGTATTCAATCTCTTCAATATCCTCACGGCACCACTGGATTCTGTCGGTGGTATCTTCCATTTCCCAGTCCAGAATGTCCAGCTGGTTTTTCAGCTGTTTAATCTGCTGATTGCGTTCCAGACGTTCTGCGGGCATGAGTGGATCAGGCGTTCCGTCCCAGTCAGGAGAGGGCACGAACCGTTCCTGACGGAATTTGTCGTGCTTCCTGACTGTTCGGGGAATATACTCCTCCTTGTGGTTTTCATGCCACACGAATTTAGCGTGGCTGTGATACATGTTCTGTTTGTCCGACTCACGGACAAATTTTGCGGACGGCATCCGCTTTTTCCCGTGTGCACGGTCAGCCCCTTTGCGGGACTTATTGCAGTCAATGCGGACAGCACGGCGAGACTTGCGGGACAGCTTGCGGACGTTCACGTTCTGGACAGGCTGGACAGACTCAGACTCTACGACTTCCAGACTGTCCGCAAAGCGGATGTTAAGGGACGCCACAGTATCGGCGTCCTGCATTTCCTGATGGTATCTCCGCATATCACGGAGAACGTTCAGCTGTTCCTGTACGGGATTGTACAGGTTGAGTCTTTCGAGTGACATAGTTTACCCCTTTCCCCCGAATTCGGGCATAAAAATAGCACGTCATTTTGACGTGCCGTGGTTAAACAGATATTTGTGCATAATATGCACGATTGCACTTTACGGAGTCGAACCGCTATCATGTACAGGGAATGAGTGCGTAGCCCTATGCCCTATACAGAGTCCGATAGTGCAGATAGATCATACAAGATAGCCGTTTTCAACTATTCCCCCACGAAACCTGTAAAAAAGAGAATCGTGAATCTGAATCTGATACCTTTTGCGCGGTTTCAGGTTCGGGACAGAATCCCCGAATTTTTTGATCCAATAATCCTCATCGTAGTCCTCATATGCCATATCATTGCGCAGATAAGGCAGGACGTGTTCAGTCATATCCTTGCCCGTTGCTGTAATGACATATTCGTAAGCATCATAGAAAGGCATACTATCATCCTTAACAGAAAAGGACTTTCCGCAAAGCGGAGATAGTGCGCGGATAGTGCGTGCGATAGCGTCCGCACAGGTTTTTTTAGATAACATTGTTCACCTCTCATTCATTAAAATATGATTGTTACCACAATCGGGCACTCATGGATGTAGAGTCCATGGGTGCACTATCTGATATCAATCAGTGCATGTGTCTTCATAGTCACCATATGCGCAGGACTCATTATAAGCGTCCATAATATCTGAAGACAGAATAAGGGCATCGTCTCCAATGTTCCAGTATGTATTTGTGATAGACATAATGATCCCTCCTTAATCCTCATCCTCATCAAATTCTTCGACAACAATTTCCTCTATCTCATCATCATCTTCATCATCAACGGAATAGGGATAGACGCCGATAATGTCAAAACCCGCCTTTTTAAGTTTTTCAACAAAAGCGGGGACGTTTTCGGAAGACATAGGGCATGTTTCACTGATAACATCTTCAAAGAAAATCATAGTGTGAAATTTAACAGTATACATATTTTTTACCTCCAACTTTTTAAAATATTTGTGGATACAATAAAACCCACGAACCGCGCAGGGTATACGTGGCTCGTGGGCTATTTTCTACTCACAATTTAATTGTGGCTTGTTTCCGGGTTGTGGTATTAGTAAGTCGCAATGTCAACCTTGCCAGTCATAGCAAGGGACGCAAGGGCGCGAACCAATACGCGCTTAAACTCGGACTCTTTCATGGTAGTAATACCGCCAATGTTTGTCCCGGTTGCATGGTCTGTTTTTGTGGCGACTTTCATGCCGAACGCGTACACAAGACGGGTTGCAATGTCGGAAGCAGTTTTGGAATCAGTCCTCAAATTCAGCCCCGCCTTAAAGAGAAGCAGGTTCCGCAGTGACTGTTCAAAAGTGCCCCGGGTTGCGGAAAAATCGGAAACAGACTGGACATATGCGGTATAGCACGCGGTCACAAGTTTGGCGCGGTCGCTGTTCTTTTTGCCACAAAGGGCGGTTGTCATACGTCCCGCGGACTTATTGGCGGTTGCATAGTCTTTGAAAGCGTCAAGATTTGCGCGATAATTCGCGCGGGTTGCCCGCAGTATCTCATAGGTAGCGATTGCGTGCGCGTCCGCATTTTTGGCGGTTCCCGCCTTTTTGACCGCTTCAAAGTGACTATCAACGTCGAATTGTTCCATAGCTACCGCTTCAATACGTGCGGATACGTGCATGGTTTCAATGTTTTCCGCAAGGGTGTATAGAGACTGATTGTCGTTTGCAGTTGCCATTGCCTTTTTGATGTTGCCATTCTTACTCATGATATAAACCTCATTCTTTCCCCGGTTGCCCGGAATAATAAAATAATAGTGTAGTCGGTTTTTTAACCGTGCATGTTTACGATTTTAAAATCGTAAACATAAACCGTTAAAAAACGGAACCGGGAACCATTTAAAAAATGGCAAGTGACAAACCTTTAAACATGGCTATTTGTAGCACGTGCCCCCGGTTATATTGGCGACAATCATATTTTACACATTGACCGCCCCGCGCGTATTGCATGTAGTTGACTACATTAGCGCGTGCCCCGGTTGCCCGGTTGTCTATGTATTATTTTGATTGATACCATACGCAACCCGCGCACGTGCACGCGCCCCCGGTTCCGGGTTGCGGTATATCACGCGCGCCCCCGGTTCCGGGTTAACACGTAAAACATGCACGCTTGCGGACGTATGGCACCCGGGTTACTTTCACCCGTTAACCAAAAAGTCCTATATTCAAACCGCCCCCAATACTCCCGGGGCTATATGGGAGTTTACGCGCGGGCTTTTTTCGGGTTGTTTGCGCGTCCACAACTTGCGTCCTATGACTCCAATTTGTGCCCCCGGGAGTCGTAACGGGGCGCGGGTTGACTTGCGGAAAAATGGTTAGTTTCAACCCAATTATTAAAGGAACCTTATTACATTGCGTGCCCGCACGGATTTTTTTTTCAGTGGGTTTCCGTCAAACCCGTTGCATATAACGCGGGGCGGTCAACCGCCCTATTATGTGCCCTCCTAACACTGGCTAAAATCGCGTTGCGTCAATCTATGTTGATAGTTACATGCCGGGGCGCGACTTATTTATTTGTGACGCGCGCCCCGGGCTTTCTTTTACAATGCTATTATCTCATTCTTCCTACCTAGTATAAATCACAATTTACATAAGTTTTAAGGGGCGTATTTAGAACCTAAAACCCTGATTAAATCTGGGCGCCGGGCGGATGTGCTTCATCCACACACCCCATTTCCCAAAACTAATACAAATAAAAAATCATCAATAATTTACATACCCGTCTAATCTCTCTTTATATCCTGATCCTTTTTCACCATTCCCCTTATCAAATTCCCCCTATTTATTTAATTTATTTTTGTCCACAAAGTTATTCACAATCCACAATTCACAGTCCCCACTTCACCATCCAAATATTTCACCAATATTTAATTTCCTCTTGACATATTGACTCCAATCTCTTATACTTACATCATGGGAATAGAGGGTTTTATAAGGGGTATATTGTACAAACATTCATTTTTGTCCAATTCAATTCCCTCAATGTTTCCCGCTATTTTCAGACCTCAAAATTGTAACCTTCAAAAACCCCAATAAAATCAGGGGGGGGTATACAAAAAATGAATATAGTAAATAGTCTACTATATTCAAATTCTGTATACCCCCTACTGAAAACATTAGACTTTTTGAGTGTACAATCGAAAACATTAATTAAATTATACAGTTTTTTGATATATGTTTTAAACTGTACAATACAAACAAAAGGAGTAATAAAAATATGAAAGATTATAATATCACACAAGAAACTGTCCAAAATCTTCTCCCAGATACTGTCTACTCTTCTACCGAAATCTGTCGGGTATTTGATCAGCCAAGACTAAAAGGCAACTCCAGAAATGCGTTCAATAAACGTCTCTCTCAATTTGTATCCTACGTCTATGACCCCAAAGACTGTCTCTACTATATTACAGAAATTTATGTTCATCCTCTTCCAGATGAACGCAGTACCAAATACGATAAATTAATTAAAATTCTTCTTCTTAATTATCTGCTCCAACAGGAAAATAACACTGCTGTTCTAGGACGTAAAAAATGGTGGGAGCAGCTTAATATGGTTAATCCGCAGTACCTGTCACTCTCTCATAAAACAACTGCATTTCCAGCTACAGTTGATCTGACACCGCTTTATCCGTTCGGGAAGCTGCCTGAAGATGTGATCCAGTATAATATACAGACTTTCTTCCGTCAGTCGTACTCTCAATTAAATAATATATTTAAACGTGCATTGACCCGTCTTCAGCGTCAGTCTTTTATCCTTTATTCGGATTGCTTCCTTATTAAAGAGTTCGGGACTACACGTATAGCCACCGATGATGAAGCGGACATTATACTTGGAGTCAGGCGTGCTGAATTAGACCGTCTTGGTCTGGATAATCTGGGGCAATTAATTTTTAAGCCTAATCTATATGATCAATTCTATAAAGACTGCGCAACGTCCTTATATCGCTTGCATCATCTGTCAGCAGACCCAGACCTACAAATATTTGATTGCATAAAGATTGTCTTTACAAAAGAAGGAATGGCACGTCAGATTGAACGTGATACACGCAAACTTGAAGAGGCGGGTATTTCATTAAATCAATTAATAATGGCGTGGGCTGATAGTTGGGCACGGGCAACAGGCAAGCCGATAAAGCCACGGCTCGTCAACCTGTGTGCAGATACGTACATCGCACGGGTGGAAAACAAAAATTAAATATAGTATTGACAATGCGTTTTTTTTATTATATTATACGCATAGCTGGTCAAAGGGGAGGGGTGATTTAAATGTTAATGACAGCAGAACAGGCAAGAGAGGTAGCACTGGATAACCTTAACTATCCTAATGAATTTGATGTTTATATTGAAAAACAGATCACAGAAGCGGCATATAACGGTAAAACAGAATATATTTACAACGACATACTTCCGTTATATCTGAAAGATATTTTGGAAATGCATGGTTATACAGTGACTGAGAACTGGTATGATGAAGATGAAGGTTGTCGGACTCATATTATGTGGTAAAGGAGAATTAGATTATGTGGACAGCAGAACAGGCACGAAAAATCGCAGAACAATATAAATATCTAGAAGAGATTCAAGAATTTGATCACCAGATTCTCGAAGCTGTTAATCAAGGAAATACATATGCATATTATTATAAAAAAATGTCTCTATACGTAAAAGATAGATTTGAAGATTTGGGTTATACAATTAAAATTGGCGAGTCCCCTGAATCTGATGATGGTTACATTACATTTATATATTGGTAGGAGCGGTAAAAATAAATGATTACAATTATAGCAATGATATTCTTTTATATAATGCCCGTTGTATTGATAATTAAAGTAAATAATCCTCTTATTCTTTTATTAGCAATTGGTATATGGGTAATTGATACTATTATTTTATATTATTTTTGTAGTTGGTGGGGTCAGGTCAGTTCAACGACTCCGAAACTCTCCTATCGTGCTTTTATTAAACTATATAATGTAATGCCAGAAGATTTTACGCTTGACGAATATGATATTCATTACAAACATATACTCACAGACTTTAAAACGTTTCCTGACTACTGGCGATATCGGCATTTTCATAAAAATATTGAGAAGCACATAACTCAACAAGAACAAATGCAACAACAGGCGGCATTGATCAGTGAACTTCAGCGTGGATTGGCACAGGAACAAATAAAAATAGATGATTTTATGAAGGAGAAATTAAATGAGCAAGCGCAGATTTTTAATGGTAACTGATATAAATACAGACAGACGTGTAGCAATTCCAATTAAACAAATAGTGCGAATTGAAGAATATAAACATAACGAAGAGTATCGTGCATGGATTGAATATTATTATACAGATAAGAAAACTAATGCTATTTATACAAAAGAACTTTTTTATAATATACTGACAGGCTGTCATACGTTTGAATTATAAGGAGAATTAAGTTTAATGGAAATTAGTAATAAAATTTTTTATGGTGATCATTTACTGCTTACTGTACCTAGCTGTACTTTTTCAGTAATATACAACGAATGTATTTTTAGAGGAATAGATTTCACTAAAATACATGTTGTATCAAATGTGTTTATATATTGTCGTTTTGAAGATTGTATTTTTGCAGAAAGTTTTTTAAGTATATTTGATAGATGTACTTTTATAAATTGTGAATTTAGTGGTACTTTTAAAGCGAGTTTGTTTGATTGCGATTTTGACGCACATGTTCCATATGTACCTATGACATGTCCTGCCGAGGGCGATATTATTGGATGGAAAGTATGTCATGGTCAAAATAATCGCACGCCATATTTGGTAAAACTTCGTATTCCAGATGGAGTCAGGCGTACGTCTGGTTTTGGTTCTCGTAAATGTAGATGTGAACGTGCTTTGGTATTAGATATTCTGCGTATAGATGGGACGCCAGCAAAAGAAACCACTGTATTTTCACATTATGATAAAACATTTTCATATACAAAAGGAAAATGGGTGTGTGTAGATAATTATGATGGTGACAGGCGCTTTGCATGTTCTAGTGGCATTCATTTTTTCATAGAGCGTCAAGAAGCGATTAATTATTATGAAAGTGAGTTAGTATAATGAAACGTATATATATAGAAATGATAGTAGCTATTCTTATTTTAGCATGGACTGTGGGTAATATGATTTTAACGGGGACTATATTTGCTTCCTGTTTTCCAATAATAATTGGTTTTTGTATACAATTCGTAGGAGTATTAGTAGTAGCAACGACACCGGAGGATTAAAAATGGAAATTAAATTAACACCAGAACAGGCGACTGAATTTATTGAAGACAAATACATCGATGTTCAATTAGGAGATAATCATCGTTTTTATTTAGAATTAGATCGTAATGAAGCACCCTTCTATTTTGAGGTCGTGCAGTCAGAAAAAAATAAAACGGTTCATGGATATGCTTATAATTTTACTGATTTAAGAAAATTAGAGGCGGCTCGTCCTTATGATTCGTCTTTTTATAAGAATGATCCGTTGTGTCCTAATTGTCATACGTATATGATTTACCATTTTGAGCATTGCCCAAAATGTGGACAAAAATTAGATTGGAGTGAAGAATAATGGATTTGACAAGAGAACGTGCATTAGAACTGCACAGACAGATGTGGACAGATATGCAACATGATCTGGGAGATTGCCCAACAGGTATTGAAAGAGTTGATTATAAAGAGAGATGGTGTGAAGAACATTCTTTAACAGGTATGATAGCAAACGATTGTTTTTTATGTGAATATGCTTTTTGCAACTCGGAGTCTATTGGTTGTAATAGTTGCCCGATTATATGGGGTGATGAAGACAAAATGTCTTGCGGGTATTGTTGTGGTGATGACGATGATAGGTCTAATTCTTATCACAACATGCCGATTTCAAAAATACTGGCATTGCCTGAGCGAAAGATAAGTGAGGATAATTAAATGGCAGAATTTATTCATGACGATAATGTGGACTTTCATTTAAGAAAAATACAAAAGCCAATGGTCTGTCCAGAAGAAGGATCATTCATTGGTTGGAAGTGTGGTTATTATTACGATAAAATCGTTAACTTTGGTTATCCTTTTCGACTTACTCGTATGGCGATTATTAAACTTGAAATTCCGGCAGATGCAAAGCGCAGTAGCGGTTTTGGACGTAAATGCAGATGTGATAAAGCGAAGGTATTAAGCATCAAAAATATTATCGGTGAACCGATAAATGGCGCTCATTCGTTTTATGATAATTCTTTTGTATATGAAGTAGGCGAAACCGTATCTGTACCAGATTTTGACGAGAATCGCTGGCATGAATGTGCGCCCGGAATCCACTTTTTTATGAGTGAAAAAGAAGCGTTGGATTATTAGTATCAGTATTAATACAAGGAGAAAATTATGATTACAATATTGTATTATATTATTACTAGTTTGATAGAGTTTATATTGCTTGTTCTTGCTTGGGTTAAATCGCCAACTTTTTTAATGGCAATTTTATTTACTCTTTTACTTGTAATACTGTTTATTTGTACTTGTTTCTTAGGAAGTTATGTAGATGATTGGGAAAACACTATAAAAGGTACTTATCCTAAAATGACCTTTAAAGAGTTTTATTCTTCATTTAATATTATACCAGATAGTTTTGAATTAAAAGATGACGGGGTAGTATATTATGATAGAGGAAGTAATAATTATATAGGATACAGCACAGAAAGCATTGTATTTAAAACTTTTATAGATTATTGCAAATATAAGTTATTTCATATTCAGTATAATAAACAAATTGAAAAAGAAAAACGAGACGAAAGACGAAAAAAGTTAATGGAACAGATACAGAAAAATCAGGCAAAAAAGCAACAGGAGAATTAAAATTAAATGTACATGTTGAACAAACAAGTTTTTGATAAACTCGATACAGGTTGGCTTGCTCCAAATGGTGACTGGTATCCTTGCAATTACATGGAACATTTGGGACTTGCTGACGAATTGTGGAAATCAATGGGTCAGACATGGGTGCCAAATGTTGAACAGAAACTTCTTGAGATAGGCTGGGCTGAAATACAGTTAGTGCGTTTTGATCGACCATATTACCTTTTTCATTGGGATTATGAGCATAGTCATTTGACGCCAGAACAGGTACGTGTAATTAAGCCAGTTGTCGAAGATAATTGGGACATGATATTAAAATCAAATAGATTTGAATTAAAAGAGGAGTTTGAGAGATGACACTTAAAGAAATTGCTAGATTAAATAATAATGGAAGTTGGGCGCGTATAGAAGCAGTACCGTCTGGACTAATAACTACAAAAGAGCAATATAATTATATACTTCAATATCCTATGGACTTTTACCCTCATACAATTCCGACTTTTGAAGAATGTAAAGGAAAATATTTAGGTATGACCAGTTTCTTTGGTGGAGCGGCATTTTATTTTATTCTTCAAAATTCTGGAGAACTGTGGTCATGGGGTGATTATGGTCGAGTAGATTTTTCTTGTAGAAAATGCAAATACGAGAAAAAATATTGGAACAATAAGCCTTGTATTAATTGTTGTGGATGTGATAAATTTGAAGAAAAGGATTAAATAATGGGATATTATTATAAATTTATTCGTCCTTGGGATATGAAAGTTATAGCCGAAGGAAAATATTCAGGAATGCCTTTTTTCTGGGATATACCTGTTGAGATTCCTTTATATCGAGACGATGATCCTAAAATGACAATTAACTATACCGCAACAGGAATAATGGACAGAGAGTTGGCGAACAGATTGCAGAAACATATGGTGGTTAATAATACATTGTTTACTGATTTAATGGACGAATATAATACAGAGTGCTTAATATTTAGAATCGAATAAGGAGTTTGAGAGATGACAGAGGTTAAAGAAATGACAGCAGATAAAGCACATGTTGTAGCAGATGTAATGTCTATTATGTATGGTACTGTAACCATTTTGGCAGATATAAGAGAATGCGCTTTAAAAGGACGGTATTATTATCAAACTACAAATGTAAGTGATGAAACTATAAAAGAATTACGAGAATTAGGGTATGTAGTAACACAAGGTTTAGGTGATGTTCACTGGGTTATGATTGAATGGTGAGGTATTGTAATGATTTTAAAACCTGCATATAAAATGCATCAGATAACATCAGAATGTATAGATTCATGTGAAATTGATGATAATATTGCTCAAGGTATAAAAAAGCGGGCTAAACAAGGAGAATTCACTTATTAGGTTCAAGGTAAATTAGATGAATTAACTAAACAAAAATTACAATGTATGCGATATACAATTAGCATAAAGTATATATGTGATAAGATTATTACAAGGATTAGTTGGTGAGGGACAATTATTATGACATTAATTAAAATTATTATTATATATATTGTTGCGTTTGAATTATGGCGTTGGCGTTCTGTAAAACCAACAGTTAAAAGATGGCGTAAAACAGAAACAGAGGACGAACTTCTTAAAAACCATGAAACATTTTTTGCATTAGTTGGGTTGGGAAAAATACTTGAGGAAATTGGTATTATAGCAATTTTTATTGACGTATTGTTTTTTATATTATAAAATAGGAGTTGAAAATTAAATGAATAGTGATATAATGATAGATGTGGTTAAGAAAGTGTTTTCTACGTATCAGCCCGGAGATATGGGATTAGATTTAAGAGATGTGATTGCTACACAAGAAGAAATAGTTAAAATGCTTGAGGCAAATAAATGGCATTATGATGATCCACCAGAATCTGGGGATTATATTGTAAGAAGAAGTGGTGAATATGGATACCCAATAGTCGTAGATTTCTATAATAAATTCTTTGGAGAATGGGACACAAGTGAACAGGACGTAATATGTTGGAAACCAATTTATTATGGTAACGTAGACGAAAAGGAGATTGTGAAATTTGAGTGATAAATATGAACGTGCATTAGATGTTATATGTCACATGAAGTTAGCAGAATTACAGAAAATGTTGGGGATTGGAGATCATGCACCATCTAAATATGGGATTAGTGCTTCAGACTTGGCTGATCAAATACTGTATGATGAAAATAAAAACAAAATTAAGGCACTTATAGAAGAAATTGGTGCCAATGAGTTTTTTGAGATAACAAAGGAGATTTGGGATGATGAACACAGATGAGAAGTTTTGTGTATTTTGTAGTAGTCACGAAGACGGTGATACATTATATGATATGTCTGATTGGGATGGTGGCATTGAATTTAATTATATAAGAGATATTCACTACTGCCCTATTTGTGGTAAGAAATTAAAAAAAGAAAGATTGGAGTTTTGATATGATAGTCCATTGTAGAAATTGTAAAATTAGATATACAACCGACTGTCCTATGCTTTTTGAAGAATATGTGGAATGGGATGATGATGGTTATCATGAAAGTGATTATATTGTATATGATAACACTGTAGATGCAGGATTTTGTGATCGTGGCGTATTAGAAGAAAACGAGGGACATATATATGCAACATTATACTAAAGTAGATGATATTCAGTTTTATATTCCACCCGACATTACAGTTCCAACAGGTTTGGTGTTAATGGTGGATGGTGTTCGCGTAGATTATGAACATTCTCATTTTACAGAGGTATTTGATTTCTATATTGATACAACCGATAAAGAATTAGCTATGGCAATTGCTGAGAGAATTGTCGCTCGTATTCAGAAAGAACATAACGATTTTAAACATGGCGTGACATGGCGTACTGTTTATTTAAAAATAGTTACAGAAGACGATTATATTGAAAGATATGGCACTATACGGGTTATGTGGAAATATAGAGTGAGGGATAGTTATTAATGAAAGAAAAAGTGTATTATCAGTGTGAGGCTTGTGGTGCTGAATATGAAAATCAAGAATTGGCATTAGAATGCGAAAGAGTACATTCGGTTCTTACAACAATAGTAAAAAAAGATTATTTTAAAAAACGAAAATATCCTTTTAGAGTAACACTTAATTTCGGAGACGGAGAAGAAAAAGAATATTATGAGAAAGATTATTTGGGGGTATTATAAAATGGATAATATTTATATACCAGAGTGGCATGTAAAACAGTTTCTTAATTATCTTAGAGGTCATCTTGTTGAGGGAGATATGACTCATAAACAGATGATATTGGCTATTGATAATTATATTAAAGATGTAGATGAAGAAGAGGCAGTAGAAGTAAATGAAAATTAAATGGTATACACCAAAAGAAAAATTGCCACCTTTTGATACGCCAGTAATGCTTGATCTGAAGTTCCCATATGTTGGTTCAATGCATGCTTATGGGTGGTTTACAGAAAAGGGTTGGGAAATCCTTTCACCAATAAGAGCATATGTGGTAGAAAAATGGACATATTTTGTAAGTAATAAGGAGAATCAATATGAGTAATAAAAAGAAGAAACAGAAGAAACAGAAAATTAGACTTTATTTCAATGATGGTAAGTCAAATATTATTCCCCAGAAATATTGGGATGATTATGAAGTTAATGATGGATTGTTCGTGGTCAAGAAAAATGATGCATGGATCGCTTTTTATAAAATGGATATTATTGATTGTATGGTGGTAGGGTAACATTATGAGATTAATCAATGCAGACAAACTTAAAAATAACGTACTAAAATGGTTGCCACCTGATCCTTGTGGACGAGAAGAAAAGGAACATCCATTTGAAGAAGATATTTGTGTATCTATGTTGATGGAAATTGAAGAACAAGAAACTATTGAAGCAATTCCTTGTGATTATATTCGGGAATTAATTCATAATCCTAATAATATAGGGACTAAAAGTTATGTGTTATCGTGGTTATTAAAGGAGTGGGAAAATGAGTCCGAAAGAGTTAATTGAAAGATGTAATGATATAGAGTCACGTCTGTTATATCCTGCTTATGAAGAGGATGACAAAGATGCTTTCGTAGATTTGCGTGCACTTGATGAAATTGTTGAAATTATAGAAACGCATGAACCATTAAAACCCATGCAACCAGAATTGGATATAGATGGGTCTGTTAGTATCCCCTGTGGAAATTGTGGTGGAGAGTTAAAAAAAATGTATGATTATTGTCCATGGTGTGGTCAGAAAATTGATTGGGGTAAATAATATGAAGGACAATGAAAATGTATTGCTTATTGTGTCGCCAAATGTGGCTGTGGAAATGTTGGAGAAAGACAAAAGCTTATCTGATATGATGTTGATCTGTATGTTTGCACCTGAAGATACAGCGCTAGTTGCAAAAGCGTCTGATTGGGAAACCATGGTAAATAATGGTGAAATTTTTGAAAGAGAAGGTAATAATGATGGATGAATTAAAAAGATGCCCATTTTGTGGAGCGTCTCCAAGAACTGAGGTAAGAGTTGCAAAAATGGGCGGGGGAGAAGATCAGATTGATTTTTCGATTTATTGTACTAATTGCGGGATAGATAAAACAGTAAGGTTAAAGATTGCTGCATACGCAAATTTTACAGATGTTAATAAAGCGCAAACAGAAGTTATCAAAGCATGGAATCAGCGAATAGAGGAAGAAAAGAAATGAACCCAAGTGAAGCAAGTAAAAAATTAGAATTCCATTCGAAACAGATATGTCACGGTTGTATGCATCCGTCTATGGTTGGATGGTGCGAGAATCACTGTCAGTTGCCAGAGGCGTTTGAGATGGCTATTTCTGCGTTGAAACGGCAAGAAGAAAATAGATGGATTCCGGTGACTGAAAGATTTCCAAATGATGATTGTGAATGTCGTGTTACAACAGAAGGAAAATATTATAAATGGGTAGGCACATGTTTTTGGAACAAATATACAAAATGTTTTGAAGAATGGAATGAATATCAAGATTGTATGGTGCCTTTGTCTGGTGTAACGGCATGGAAACCAATTGAAGAACCATACAGAGCGGAGGAAGAATCATGAGTTATTTTCCATGTGATATACCTTTTATGTCAGACGAGGAATTAAAAGAAAATGGAATTAATATACCAAAGAAAAGAACAACTAATCGTGAAAAATTGGCAAGGATGAGTAATCAGGAACTTGCTGAATATATGTGCGTTTTTACTGACTGTTACAAATGTATTGGACAAGCTTTATGTGTGCCTAACGGCGCTAAAGCTAACGGCGTTAAAAAATGGCTTGAAAGTGAAGCGGAGGAAGAAGAATCATGATTAATATGAGTTTTAAATCTTTTGGAGTGTTTTGCTTTTCTGTTTTGTGTTTTGGATTGGGAACTTTAATCATTGGAATGCTGTTTTCGTGTGGCTACAGTGGCTATGTATTCCCCATAGCATGGCTTGTAGGAACTATTGTTTTTGGGATTATAATGATGTTTGAGCATGGGGATATTGAAGCGGAGGAAAAGTCATGACACCGTTTGGAGAGAAGATACTCAAATACGAAATGCTCCTTGAAGGGTTGACGAATGAATATTGTGACAAATTAATCCCTGTAAGCACGGCCGTCGAAGTGGCATCAAGGGCGATGAATTTCCAGACAGCTTATGATTTTGAGAGCTGCTTGGCCGTAATACAAGAAGCCTTTAATGTCAACGAAGGCTACTTTGTGGATTCTGCCGATGTTGCTCCGGTGGTCAGGTGTAAGGACTGCAAATTTTACACATCAGTGAGACCAGATATAAAAACTGGAATTTGTGACCTAAATGTGCACCACATGGGTGATGACGGCTTTTGCAGTTGCGCTGAGAGAAGAGAGGAGTGAGCAGCATGGGAAAATATATCATTGATGTCGGAGAAGGTTATATCCGGCACGGACTGGAACGGACGCTTACAATCCCGGTCAGGATAAACGAACACGAAGATCACTGGATAGATACAAGGATTCCAGTGACGCCCTACACCGAACCCGATCTTGAGCAGGTCAGGAAAGAGGCGTATGAAAAGGGCAAAATGGACATCTACATTGAAGACATCAAAACCATAAATGCGCTGAAAAAAGAAGTGGACGAAGCGTATCAGCGAGGCTACGAGACTGCAAAGCACAAATGCAACATACAATCCGAAAAAGACATGCGAGAAGTCGGAGAGAGACATTATCAGAAGGGCTTATCCGATGCATAGGAGGCGGCAACGAAGATAGCCAATATACCATATGGCGAAGAAGAAAAAGTGTTTGGCTCTAGTGGTTGGACATTCATCATAAATCACACTGCATCCGAAGCCATCGAGAAAATTCGGCAGTATGAACAGGAGAAAGAAGAGCAGATACAGGTCGGGGATGAAATTAAAGGCGGTGATGAAAGATATGTTGTTTTACAAAAATATTTAAACAACATTGATGAACCCATGGCTGTTCTTTTTAACAGAAGAGACGGAAAAATCAGTGTGTTCCATTTATACAATGGAAATGGAGCGATATTTAAAAAGACCGGCAGACATTTTCCTGAAATCGCTGAAGTTTTGCGAAAAATGGAAGAGAAATAAAAATGTTTACTAAAGACGTTTTATTTTTTACTGGTTTATTTTTAGGTTTTTTATAGGTCTAATTGTTAAAAAATAAAGGAGAGAAATAATATGTTTATTAATAAAAAGCACTTTAAAATTTTAATATTTTTAATGTCATGTTTTATAATCTTAACAACAAGAATCCTTCGAATTGAAGCTAAGTCTTGTATGTTATGGGAAGGCCGCTCGGTAGGATGGGTAACAAGAGAAGGTAACACCTTCTATTTTCATAAAACCAATGGCCCCTATTATCGCAAAGGAGAGCCGTGCGTTAATGATTTTAAATGGCGCGGAAATAAATTATATTACTTTCGTGAGGATGGAAGAATGTTAAAACATGATACTAAATATATTAAATTAAATCGTGACCATTCTGTTCATTATATATATATCCCAGGTACTCACCATAATGACAGATATAATGCAAGAATAAGACGTTATCAAAAACATAACCGGCGCGCGCATTGGATAGAATATGGGATGCAAACATCTATTCCATGGATGTGTGATTGGCAAAAGTAAAGAGGAGAAATATTTATGTTTTGGATACGTTTCGCTATTGTTTTTGTAGTTGGATGGGAAACCTTCACCCGCTTACTCTTTTTTCCTTACTTAAGGTCGAAAGGGTTTAAGACTACTTTTGAGTGGAAAGAATATTTTTATAAAAATATTGTTTTAGCTTTTATTATTGCGGCGGGAGCCTTTATTGAGTGCTTTTCAATTATTATGGCTGCATTAGAATTTGTTCATTTTATTAAATAAAAAAGAGATAAAATATGGAAATTATTGGAATAATATACGCACTAATAGCACTAATATTTGGATTTTGTTTTGGCTATAAGATAGGAAAAGGATAAAAAATGAATTGGGATGCTTTTATTGCGGGAATGTGTATGATGTCTATATTTTTTAATATTATAGATGAAGATAATTATATATATAATATTATGATTTTTATAATTATAATGGTTATATCAATAGTTCAATGGTTCAAATAAGAAGATAAAGGAGGTGTCTATATTTGGCAGTATTAAATCCAATGTTTATAATTGTAATTATTATTGGTGCATTTTTTTTATGGTGCGCGCTTAATATCTTTTTTCCTTTTGTCGGTAGTGTTATAAACGATATGAAAGAAGATATAAAAAGAAGTTTAAATAAAGAAGAAAAGGAGTAAAATTTTATGAGAAAAAATGGAAAAGTAGGCGGAATTGCTATTGGTGTTGTTTTGGTAGCGGCGATTCTTGGTCTAATGTTGTTTACGACCAAGATTCCCGCAGGTTACGCAGGTATTGTTTATAATATGAATGGTGGAATTGAGAAGAAAGTGTTAACGCAAGGTTGGATTTTCCTTTCACCCACTAAAACTGTAACTAAGTATACTATTGCAAGAGAACAGTCATACATGTCAAAAGATAAGCGCGGAGACTCTGAAGATGATGAGAGTTTTGAGATTCCTACTAAGGAAGGTGCATCCCTTGAAGTAGATGTTGCTTTTGGTTACACTTTTGATATTAATCGTTTACCTGAAACATTTAGTAGATTTAGAGGGCAGAACGGTAAAGAAATTCTTGATAGTTTTATTAAACCAAATATGCAAGGTTGGATAAAGGAAATTACCCCTCGCTATGGTATGATTGAAATTGTTAGTAAAGAGAGAGGAACCGTAAATGCCGCTATCTCTGAAGAAATGAAACAGAGATTTGATAAATATGGTATTATTATTGATAGTGTTTCTTTAACTGACGTCCGCCCTGATAAAGATACTGATAAAGCTATTAAGAAAAAGATTAAAGCGCAAGAGGAACTTGAGACAGCGCGGGTGACTGCGGAACAGGCTAAGGTTGAGGCTAATAAAGACAAAGAAGTTGCGCTTATTCAGGCTGAAAAGGAGAAGGAAACCGCTAAGATTAATGCGGAAAAAGCTAGAATTAAAGCGGAAGGTGATGCGCAGGCTCAGAGGATTAAGGCGGAAGCTGAAGCGGAAGCTAATAAAAAGGTTGCGGGGTCACTTACTCCCGAACTTATTGAGAAGCAGAAAATTGAGAAGTGGAATGGTACTGTTCCACAGATTCAGGGTGATGCGACTCCTATTGTTGATATGAGGGGTGAATGATGTGAAGCAGGCTTGCGGGAAGGTGATACTTTCCGCAAGCATTGTAAGCAGCGGTCTCGCCATAGGGATGTCGATAGGAAGGTTGATAAATTGATTGAAATAATATTTTTTATTTTTTGTATTTTATATCTATCAATATTTATATATGGTGAATATAAGCATCGTCAACAAATGAGAAAGTGTACACTTTGTAAATATTTTAATGTAAGTTTATATTATGCGCCTTGTGTTGATTGTTTATTTGAAAAGGATAGGTTTGAAGAAAGGAATTGCGATTTTTAAAAATTTTTGTACGTTATTTTAAAACTTAAAAATTTTTGGTGCCGTTATTTGAAAATTAAAAAACTTTTGGTGCAGGGAATGGCGAGACCATAATCAATTTTAAAAATCAAAAAAATTTTTTCCTGAAAACCCACCCCCCCACTATTATTCTTCAACGAAAAAAGTTTCGAGAACACTCTGTAGAAGCAAAAAAATAAATGCAAACGCTGCGTAGAAAGGACCTCCTAAAAAATAGGCTTGTTTTTTAGGAGGTCCTTTTTTTATATTCATCAAGTTTCGCTGGCGCGCTGCTGGTCAAAGCGCGCCAAGTTTTGAATACAAACACACGTTCAAAAAGTTAGACATGCAAAATTAATTTTTATAAGTTTATTATTTTTGCCTAAAAGTTTGTTAAATACTTAACAATCAATGTTTATTCCAAAGCTATTGATTGTTAAGTATTTAACAAACTTTTATTAGGATAAGAAGTATTGAACGAAATTATTTTTTATTGTTTAAATAGACTTGTTAAATATTTAACAATCAATAATAAAAAGAATTATAAATAACATAAGGTTGATTGTTAAATTTTTAACAAATCTATTTAATTATTTTTAATTTTTATTTTTCTATTTTTCTATTGAGAAATAATAAATTTTTATTTATGTCTATTTAATCTATTAGAAAGAATAAAATAATTAAGAATAATAATTTTAATTATTAAATTATTAAGAATAATATTTAATTTTATTTTTTAATTTAATCTTATAATCCTCTTGTAAATAACAAAAAGCACTGATTGTTAAAAAAATAACAAACTAATAGAAGGCTATTTTAATTTATTTTAAAAACCAATAAAAATAAAAAATATTTAAATGTAAAACTAACTAAAAAGAAGAAAGCTAATCAAAGACCAACCAAACAGCGACGATTGTTAAACATTTAACAATATAAATGATATAATAATAATAATAATAATATAATATAATAATATAATATATAATAATAATATAATAATATAATATATTATTATATTATATTATTATACAATACATTATTATAATATAATAACAATAATAAATAACAATCTTTGTTAAACATTTAACAATCTAAATAACACTAGCACAGTACGAAGATTGTTAAACATTTAACAATCTTCTCCTTGTCGTCTGCACCCAGCTAACAGCGTCCAAAGCCCTAACCATTATACCACAGGGCACTATAGCTTGTCAAGAGGAAAAATAAAAAAATTTTAAAAAAATTTTTTTATCCTGAAACTATGGAGTTTGTTAAATTCTTAACAAACTCCATCTATCACAGAGCGAAGTTTGTTAAAAATTTAACACAACAAAAAGTCACTAATTGATGCACTTTAGTAAACTACAGTGCGAAAGTGTGTTAATAAAATAACACACTTTAACGGATCACAGCACTAAAGAGTGTGTTAATAAAATAACACACTTTAACGGATCACAGTGTTAAAGAATTATCAGATAATTTAAAATAAAAATTTTTGCATTTATCTTAAACATGAAATAATCTGAAAATTAAAAAAATAGTCTGAAAATTAAAAAAATGATTGACAAGTAAAGGTTTTAGCGTTATAATTGATTTATCAAATGAAACAAATAAACCGATCGAGTAAAGGAGATTTAAAATGACAAAAAAGGCAATGGTTGAGGAACTGGTTAAATACGGATGTGTCGCTAAAGAGGACAGAGGTTATCTTCTCAAGAGAACTAAAGATGTAATTGAAAATCTTTACAAGGAAGTTTTGCCGATGAGAAAAAGGTTTCTTGCGGAAAACAAGTAATACAAGGTTAGAAACTCTGTTAGTTAGCTAGCTAACTAACAGAGTTTTTTAATAAGAAAGATTGTTTATTAATTAACTAATAATTTTCGCCAAAGCTGAGATTGTTAAACTTTTAACAATTGCCGCAAGTGATCCTTGCGGCCCAAAAAATTATACCACAGGGCACTGTAGTTTGTCAAGAGGGAAAATGCAAATTTTTTAAAAAATTTTTTTGCTCCTAAAATTGTTAAAGGTTTAACACACTTTAACGGATCAAAGTGTTAAAGTAAAAATTTTTTAAAAAATTTCAAAAAACCTATTGACTTTTTCCTATAGTGTGCTATAATAATATCATCAAAGGAAAACAATAACACCGATCAAAACAAAGGAGAATAAAAAAATGACAAGGACAGAGCTTTTCGAAACAATCAATTATCACTGCTACAATACTCCGGACTTTGATAGAGAACTTTTTGATAACTGGTATGATGTTTGCGTACACATCGTAAAAAAGACAACCAATGAAATCCCCGATGAAACGATTGAAAAACTTGCTATCTGGGTAACAGAACTTATTGAAGAAATCGCTTGAAAATTTTAAAAAGGGCTTGACAAAAGCCAAGCCCTTTGATACAATATAATTATCAAAGGAAAACAATAACACCGATCAAAGAAAGGGGTACATAAAATGACAAACTACGAAATGAAAAAAGCTATCTTCAACGAAATGGTTACAAAAGGTTATCATATGGATGCAAATCAGATTGAAGAAATTTGCAAGGATGATTTTTACAAGGTTAAGATGATTGAAAAATGGAGACAGAAATTTTTCGAATATCTTAACGAAGAATAAAAATTAAAACCCTGCCGGTAAAATAAAACCGGCAGGGTTTTTTAAGAAGAAAGATTGTTAATCTTTTAACAAACCTGCGGCGGCCAGATCGGCCGATCGCAGGCCGCAAAATTATACCACATCCCATCTGCTGTTGTCAAGATAGAAAATTGCATAAAATAATCATTTAAAAAATTTCCCATTTTGTGCAATATTTTTTAAAAAATTTTTTGAAAACCTATTGACTTTTTTCTATAGTATGATATACTTATATCATCAAAGGAAAACAAAAACAAAACAAAAAGAAAGGGGTACACAAAATGACAAAGAAAGCAATGATTAACGAAATGGTAGCTTATGGTTGCATCAATGAGACCGACAGAAACTACCTGATGAAACGCTCCAAAGAAGACATTGAAGAGCTTTATAACAGAGCAATTCCGCTCAGGAAAGCATATCTTGAAAAAAATGCTTAAAAAATTAAAAAAGGGGGTTGACAAAACCTCAACCCCCTGATATAATATAATCATCAAAGGAAAGGAGATAAAAAAATGTTTTATTTAACCTATGATTTAGGAATGTATGATGATGAAACTACTTGGGAAGAATTTGATACAATAGAAGAACTTCTTAAAAGATATGAAGAAATAAAGTATGAAGTATGTGAGATAGAAGCATGGGAAGATGATAAAAAAATTGCTCCATGGTATAAATAATACTTGACAAAACCTCAACCCCCTGATATAATATAATCATCAAAGGAAAACAAATAAACCAATCAAACGAAAGGAAGGTACTAAAATGTTCGCAGTTATGTGGTTTGATGAAGCAACTCAGGACGATACAACTCTTTTCACTGGTACTTATGAAGAATGTGTAACATTTATAGATGGAGATGAAGAGTGCTTCATTGTTGCTCCCGATGGATTCACCGTAGTAGAATAAAAAAATTAAAAAAAGGGTTGACAAAACCTTAACCCCCTGATATAATATAATCATCAAAGGAAAACAAAAGCACATAAGAAAGGTGGTACAAAATGACTCTTAATGAAATGATGAACTGCGGTGCGACACTTGAGGAACTGCTTGCGGAGTGCGGAGTCACTCCTGAGGAACTCCATGAGGGTGAGGACGAGGTTTAAACCTCGTCCTTTTTGCGCGGCGCGCGCCTGGCCGTTCCTTGCCAGGCCGGGCCGAGAAATCATTATACCACTATACCGAGAAAAAGTCAATATCGGAAACGTGCACAAAGATCGTACACAAAATTCCTAAAATTTTGTGCAATATTTTACTTGACAATCGTACTCCCCTGATGTATAATGTATACAT